GAGGCCGTATCCGGTCCTTTAGGGAGGGAACCCCTCCCATACATCTCAATATTCACTCAGATACTTCGTCTAACACTTCGTGCTGACTGCAACTAAATGTAATTTCTGTTTCTTCGCCATCTAACTTGCATTTGGGCGGAGTTTCAAAGTGCTTGCAGTACCCACACATTTTCTCAATTGGTATTTCCATCCCATGTACACCACCTATTCTTTTATGGGAGCCCCGTAGGGCTCTATTGTGGCAAATTTATCTTTGTGTAGTGGGTCACCCAACCAATCAGCGCATTATTAATCATCCAACTGTATTTGCCTGTACCTGGTACACTTGCGTGTTGTGCAATCAATGTACGATGACCGTTAGTTACCAAGTGGTCTATGTGGCTTTCGATCTCTCTGCTTGTTGGGTCGTATTCTTTCCATTCGATCATTTTGCTTCCTCCTGACCCTTAGGGCTCTTATATGGATTGAACCTTATCCTTCGGCTTGGGCTGGTTCGGTCGAATCGATGATTAACTGACCTTTAAACATCTCTGATTCCTGTTTGCATTCAGGGCAGATATAGTACGAGTTATTTTCTTCTTCTTGAATTAAGAGAATTTCACCGTTGACTCCATACTTTTTGCTAGTTTCTGCGTTCCAGTGCTTTGAGTAGGATTTTTTCTTGCAACTAGGACAGGTGTATTTTCGCCGCATTTGTTTGGTCCTTTCTTCGAATCGACCGAATCCGCTAAGCCTTGCGAGGCCGTATCAGGCTTTATACCGTCACTTTAGACTCAATGTATTGCTCAATCCGTTTCACGTCCTCTAGCAGCTCTGAGAGCGTGGAGGCGGTCGATTCTTTGATCTTCATGGTCACCAGTCGCTTAATGCAGGATTGGACGTTGGTATAATACCCATGGATGTTATAGAGTTCCGTTTCTTTACCCTCTTTGTCCGTGCTGACCTTGCCTGTATACTCTTTTATGATGAACTGTAAGGCGTCTGATTCGATGTATAGGTTTCCTTCGATTTGAACTTTCATTTGGCTTCCTCCAATAGTCGCTTATATTTAATTCCCTCTACGGTTTCATCCAACCATTTATGACAATCAACGCAGACGTGGAGCAGATCGTTCACAGTTGTCTTGTGGTCAATCTGCTTCCTTCCGGTTATATGCGCTCGCTGGATAGCCTCTGCTCCTCTGCACTTCCTCTGAAGCTCACACACGTTTCCTGAGCGCTCCTTTAGCTGGCCGTCAACCTTATTGCTTATCTCTCCCATTTGTCGCTGGGTGAGCTTGATACGCACCTTATGGAGCTGCTGCTTTTTGGTGTATTCCCTTACTGGCTGGTTGGCGAGACTCATGGGTTACCCTCCTTAGAACGGAAGATCATCGTCACTGATGTCGATCGGCTTATCCTCGGTATAAGTGCTTGATTCAGGCTGCTGCTGCCTCTCTAGGTTCTGCCCGACCTCGCCGTGCTCCAAGAACCGCACATTCTCCGCGATGATCTCGGTGACGTAGACCCGTTTACCCTCGTTGTTATCGTAATGTCGTATCTGTAGGCGACCTTCCACGGCGGTTAGTCTGCCTTTTCGTAGGTAATTGGCGCATACCTCCGCTAACTTTCTCCAGGTGACGATGTTTATGAAGTCCGTTTCCTTATCGCGACCACTCGCAACAGGCCGATCAACGGCTAATGTGAATTGATTGACGGCTACCCCTGAGGGGGTATACCGTAAATCCGGATCGCGTGTGAGGCGTCCTATCAAGATGACTCGATTTAGCATGGATTAAGCTCCTTCTGCAGCCGGTGCTTGTTGCTGCTTCGCTTTGATTGATTCGTTCAACTTAGCCAAGAACTCTTGTGCTTTCGGTTCGGTTAAGGCATGCAGCGCATCACCGAAGAGTTTTTGGGTTTGTGCATCTATAGCTTCGGGTTTCAATCCCAGCTCAATCCACTTGGTATTGATTGCCATCACCGTCACGGGTTTTATGATTTCTACACCGTTCTCAAGCCATTCTGAGAGCCTTTTCCCGACATCCGTGGTAATCTTAAAGTATTGCCCCTCAAACAGCCCTGTGCGGTCCTTGGAGCTTGTAGCGGTGTGCTCAGCGTTAAGGTCCAGCATCGTCGTGAACTCATACTCCAAACCGTCCCGTTGGATCGGTGCCATCCCTACCTTTTGAGGTTCTTTCTTGCCCTTGTCGTTATCAACAAGGACATATTCAGTTTTGGATCTCAGGGTCACGATGATATGACACTTCGACTTAAGGATGGACTCCACGAATTTGTTTTGCTTTGGCGTAATCTTTCCCCATGCTGCGAATTTATTTCCACTTCCGCCGGCGTTGTCCACTTGTTCCAACAAACCGCCTTCTCCAGCCCATGCATGTGAAAGTGAATCTATGATAATGACGTCCACACCATGCGCTTCGAAAGCCTTGATTGCTTCAATGTAACGCTCAGTCGTATAAGGGGCTTCTAGATCGAGTTTGGCAAATTGTCCGATATGAATCCCTGCCTTAAGCGTATCTGCATAGAGGTCAGCGCTTCGGTTTTCGGTATCGATCAACCCAATCTTGTCAATGTCCTCTGTGATACCTAAGGCGATGAGTAAAGCTGATAACGTCTTGCCTGATCCGCTCGGTCCAGCTAATGCCACACGCGCTTTCGAAACCTTCCGTTCTGCTTTTCTGATCTGCATAGTGGTCACGCTCCTCAACGTATTTTTAGTTTCAAATCTTGCCTTAACTCGCACCCGGGTACCGATTCGCCGTTCTTGATTGCTTCCTTGATCGCCACTTTGTCCGCAGCAATAGTGATGTTAGAGCGTAAGTATTGATCCGGTATAATTGATTGATTTAGCACCTCAACACGTTCAGGATTGAGCCCCAAAGCAATCTTGAATAGCGGTGACTTGATCTCTGTAATGTTAGCGTTCAACATCTCGCGTTCTACGTAGCCGTGCAGCCAATTCGCGTCCTTATCCAGCTTGTCAGCCCTTTGCTGCAGCCGATGAATCTCCGACTTGATGATGTCCCGTTCAGCCAGCTTGCTACGCCATAGCTTGATGATGGATTCGGCTTTGTCCTGGAACGAATACTCTATGGACTCTAGCGCATCTTCTAACCCTTCTACGCCGTCCTCTATCATTTGAGCCACTTGATTCATAACATCCGACAGCTCGTACAATTTAAAATCAGTACTCATCTAGCTCACTCCTCCTAGGTATGGTATGATTACTACAACTTTTTGTTTTCCTATACACCTTTTGCAGTTGTCGCTGCAGGGGTGTTTTTTAATCGGGCTTGTCTTAATTTAATGCAGACACGGAAGGCATGCTTGTAACCGGATTCATAGGCGACTTTTGCGGCTGCTCGTAGTTGATTGTTTAGTGTGTCTTGGTTGATCACGCTGACTTCGCCTCCAATTCAATCATTTGGTTATGCTCAAATTCCCATTGCCTGACCACAACGCTTTGTTCCTGCTCCGTCGATAGTTCGAGATGATTCGTAGCAGCTTCGATAAACAATAGTCGCAGCTCGTCATTGGCTTCGTCAGAATATCCATCCTTTAGCTCAAACACGCTCAGCCAGCCCAGCATCGTCAAATCGGCGTGTTCGTAGTGCCAGAGGTATTCTTTGAACGGTGGTTGTTCGGACCATCGTAGTTCGTTGTCGAGCGCTGCAAACACGCAGGATAGGATCGAGTCGGGCTGATCGTCGAAAAAGCGTTGGACTTGGTCGATTTGTAGGTGATTCCATAGTTTGTGGATCATTATTGGTTCACCCCGCTGATTTTTATGTTGAGACTCGCAAGAGTGACGATTATTCCAGTTTTCATGCCTTTCCAGTGTTCAGCTTGCGGATGATCTCCCAACTTTTCAATTTGACCAAGCACATGATCAAAAGTAATTCTCACCTTATCCTCAGGTGTCTGCTCCGCTTCATAGCCGTATATCAAAGCTTCAGCTAACAATCTCCAGTCACTTTTGAAGTAATTCCGAATGAAGGGAAGTTTAGGTGTGGTGTTTTCATCAAAATATTGCATGTTTACTACGCATTCGATGATATTGTGCAAACCCATGTGTTTTATGTGATCAATCGCTTCTGCGACTTCACGGGGCAACGTTACCTTTTCACTCATTTCGCTTCCTCCCTTACTCTGTCGTTCCATAGTTTGCGGAATCGCTTCATATCCATCGCTGGCTTGTGATAGCTCATCAGCACTTCTTGCCACGCTAGGCTTGACGGCTCCGTTTCTGCTCTCGTCATTTGGTTATCAATCTCTTGGCGCATGCTTCATCCTCCAATTTGCTTATTCTTGCGTATAGGTATTGCTCCATGGCTTGGTATTGCGCGACTTCGGCTTCTAGTTGGCGTATGCGTTCGTGGGGGTTCACGATTCTACCTTCCTTCGGCTTGGGCGTGTTCGGTCGATTCGGGGGCCTCCGGCAAATAATTTGGCATATGCCAAGGTCCGTAATACTGGGATTTTTTCGCGTCTACTTCGTATTGCCTGCAACCAACAACTCCGATTACTTTTACAACATCTTTTTCCTTGATCGATGTGCGACATCCAAAAGCCACATCTTTCTTGCATGTACAGCAGATATCTTCTTGTTCTCTCATGTTTTCGTCCTTTCTCATCGGTTCGACCGAATCACCCAACGCAGTGGAGGCCGTATATATTGTGACTCTTGGTCATTATTACGATCCCATGCTATCCTTGTTAGGCTCCTTGCTTCTTATCCTTTTCTTTTTGATCTGCTTCGCGTTTCGCTTGGTCAACTCGGTTAAAGATCGCGGACAGTTGGTGATGGTTGGCTTTTAAATTCTCCGTTATGTCGATGACTCTTTTCATTGGGTTAGGCTCCTCTCTGCTAGTCGAATGCTAAGCAGATATGTTATTTTGATTCGTAACGAATCTTTTTTCTTCAAAAAAAATCTTCCAATCGAAATGCAAAGCTGAAGCAATTTTTTTTGCTAGCTTTACACTTAGCCCTCTTCCGCGTTCGATGTTCGAGTACGCACTCCGGCTAATGCCGGATAATTGAGCTACCTGTACTTGTGTTAAATTTCCGCGTAATTCAATTAACCAAAGACGTTCTTTCATGTTATCACCTCGTTTCTTTGATTCGTTATGAAACATTCAATACCTTAATATTAATGATTCATATCGAATCTGTCAATACATATTTTATTCATATCGAATCAAATGTTTAGTGTTTCATATCGAAGCGTTATAATCAACTAATGAATTGATAAGGAGGATTTAAAGTGGTAGGTGATAGGATTAAAAGATTGAGGAAAGATAAAGGATTGACTCAGGAGGAGGCTGCTAAACGACTCGGTATGGTACGAAGTACTTATTCCAATTATGAGAATGGGAAGAGGGAACCTGATTTTGAAACAGCAAAGAAAATAGCTGATTTTTATGATAAGACAGTAGATTACCTGCTTGGATCATCTACTGGTGACCCCGTTAAGAACGCTGTAATGGATGATTATAGCCGATTGCCATCAGATAAAAGAAAGATTGTTGACGACATGATAAAAGCTCTATCGGAGAAAAATATGTAATGACTTTACTAGGTCATCGAAGATAGGATCGTTAAGTAATTCTATTTGCTTCAAAAGCGCTATTTTTTGTGAATTCTCTGCATTTTCAATGAACGTTTCAAAAACTTCATAATGAATCATTTCTATCATATTATTTATCCTCCGCATGTTAAGTGATGGAATTCTATTGTACCATGAAAGATAAGAATTGGAACGTATGTTCGATATTTGAGCAAAAAAAATTTAAGAGGTGGCTATGGGATTCAATCCTGGGAAATGCCGCCTCACTTACTGGATGCGTACCAAAAAAATAACTCCTACCGAACTTGCAGATAAAGTCGAAATGACTGTTCAAGAGGTGTCAGACTACTCTCATGACCGAAAGAAAATGACGCTTGGAACAGCTAAAGCTTTTTCTGAAGCCCTTAAGGTACCGATAGAGGAGTTATATGATTGGACTTATACACCTTCCCGTAAAAAGAGGCGGCAATCGAAGTCAGAGTAAAGTCTCTGACCCCCAGAAGTGTACCCTAGCTAGTGTAATTTGTTCTCATTAAAATCAATTCATGAAAGTGCTTTCAGTATACCGCAAATAGACAATATATGACATAGCTTGTTAGACCTATACACTTGATCTTTACGCAAGACCTGGTTTACATAACTTCAATAAGCGAAATTTGTAAGATGTGGTAGATTAGTAGCATGTATAAGAAATGAGGGCGAATATGTCAGAAACAACTGGGCCTGTTAGGTTAAAAGATTTAGAAGTTAGTAAATACGCTGATGAAAGAGAAGCTCTTAGCTCAGGTATAAATTTCGACAAGTATATGACTACTGATTCTCTATTGGAAGAAGCCAAAAAGAGTAATGAATATTCTAAACTGTTAACCGTGGAATATGACCGGATAAAAGCTGATGTTAACAAGGATGGAAAGATTGATCAAACCGAGTACAATACATATATTATTGAAAAAACTGAAAAACAATTGCCTACACTTCGACAAAATATACAAGAGAACATAAATCAGAATTCTTACCAGAATCAAAACCACAATTACTACCATTTTGATTACACGTTATTAATAGCAATTGGCATGATCTGTTTAACGGTTATTATAAAATCTGTATTAACGACATTTAAGAAGAACTAGACTCCATGCTAAAATTACCTCACAACTTTCGAATCGGAGGTACATATGAGAGCTGTAGCATATATAAGAGTAAGTACTGATGACCAAATCGACGGCTATTCCCTGGACAAACAGGAAGAGGAATGCATGTCCTACATCAAACGGAGTGGCTATGATTTTGTTGAAACGTACATGGATGACGGTTACTCCGCAAAGGATATGAACCGTCCAGCCTTAAAACGTATGTTAGCCGAGATCCCTAAGCATTCTTTCGACATGATCGTTGTTTGGCATACGGACCGTTTGACCCGGGACATCATTGACGGTCTAACGATGGTAAAGACACTATTCAACAAATACGGCGTGAAATTCGCTTCTGTTACTGAAGATATCGACACATCATCCTATGATGGCATGATGATGTTTACCATGAGGCTTATGATGGCTCAGAGAGAGCGTGAGCGTATAGGCGAACGTGTTAGTATGGCCCTTGCGAAAAAAGCGTCTACGGGAAAGCGTGTGACTTTAGGCGCAATCTATGGGTACGATGTCGTGGATGGCAAACTCGTAATCAATCCGACTGAGGCTGAATGGGTGCGGTGGATTTATCAACAGTATGTGTATAAGTCATGGGGATACGGGCGAATTGCAAAGTATTTGAATGATAACAACGTCCCGGCCAAGTTAACTAAATGGGCTGCTTCAACAATAAAAGGCATCCTGAAAAACATCACATACACCGGCAAGAATCTTTGGAATGGGATTTTAAGTCAAGGCGATCATGAACTCGTTATACCGGACGAGTTGTTTGGAATGGCTGAGACGCAGTTAAAACGCCGTGGAAGCCTTGAAATGTCACGAAGTAGTTACCACTACCCCTTTAGCTCCATTATCAAATGCGGCGCTTGTGGAGCGTCCTACACGGCATCCTACACACGTAAGCCAGAGGACAAGTATGGATATTGCAATTATCGGTGCTCCAATAAAAAAGCCGGCCTATGTAAAGAACCGGATATAGCAGAAATGAAGTTCGCTAAATTGTTTTTTGACTTTTTTTCAAACATGGTAATCCAAGCAAGTTCGTACAATCCCTCCCCAACAGAGGATACAGTTAAACAAGCAGAGAAGGAAAAGAAGCGCATCGAACGTGAGATTGCAAAGCTGGATAATCGGAAGAGTAATTTATTAGATGATCTTGGCGATAAAATCATCACACGTGAGGACTACAAGAAGAAGATCGAGGAGATTAACCAAAACTTGACGAAGTTGCAACAAGAGTTGAACATCATACAACCGCAAGAAGTCGCTGCTACCCTTTCTCCAAGTGAAATCGCGGAGCGTATAAGAAATCTGGAGGATGACTGGATACGCATGTCAAACGAGGACCGGAAATTCGTGATTCAAGTTTTATTCAAGCGTATTGTAATTAGCAAAGGAACCGAATGGGAAATCAAAGAAGTGGAGCCTGCCTAAGCAAGCTCCTTTTTGTTATCGGGTTAGCCAGATTTGAACTGACGATCTCTTGTCCCCCAGACAAGCGCGATACCAAGCTTCGCTATAACCCGAAAAAGTCAGGGTATTCCTACGTTCTAACAGGCTGGCACGTATGTAACTCCGTAAAACTTTACGAATTGTACATGATAACCTTCGTATTAACCTTCTTGTCAAGAATATCATAATTCATTGTCACCACACCACTGTTCATTTCTTGCTCCAATATGGTATAATTGTTGTATCAATGTATCATGATTCAAGGGGGACCTATGAAACGTATACCCGTTATTGTACCGGATGATCACCATGAACAATTAAGGCGACTCGCTTTCGACAAACGGTCGAGTATATCTGAGGAAATCAGGAAAGCGATTGCGGAGTATTTGGAACGTATGAGAGAAGCAAAGGAGGAACAATCGTGAACAATGATAAGTGTACACAATGCAACGGTAAGAAGAAGATTCCAACCACTGGAAGCGCACTGTATTGGCCGGATCGGTTTCCAGATGAATTTATGGATTGCCCGAAGTGTTCGAACTTGCCGCAGGCCATCGATCCGACCGAATCCGCTAACGAAGTGGAGGCCGTATAATGTCACTATATAAAGGAAGGAGAATAACGAATGGACATCAAGAGATATGAAGAAGAAGTTCAAATGTTAAAAAACGCTGCTGCTCAATCTTGGCAATCAGATAGCGAGCGCAAACGTTTAATTGAAGAATCCGTAAAACTGGAAATTAAAATTTTAGAGTTGAAAAATAAAGAAGCCTCCGACCATTAGAAAGGAGAATAACGATGAAAAAGGAAATCTATAAAAACTCAAAACGAATCGTAACGATCACAAAAGAATTTCTTGACGATCAGCTCGGCGAAAAGGATTGGAACAATGAAACCATAGTCAAGTTTGATAAAGATACTTTTGGTATAGGCGATGTCATTTACAGACTTCGCGGCAGGAGCTCGAGCGAGGATAATGCTTGGGATTACAATGTGATGGTGAGGGAGAATACCCTTTAGGAGATGAAGATATACAAACGTAAATTCGAATCACAGGAAGCCGCATTCGACTATCTGAACGAGCGCGGCAAACTGAAATACATTGGACACTCCGGCGGCGCTGAGTTTATGGTGTTCAACTTCCATCACGTGAGCAGCGGACGCAAGTATCACATCGACGTTTTCCCCGATGGGTTGATCCGAGTTGAGGAGTTTAATGCAGCTACATACGATCATTTCAGGAATGAATAAGAAGCCTCCTATTAGGGAGGCTGTTTGATTTCTACAAATATTTTTTTTCTTTCATATAATCATATACATCCATGTATACATACATTGCCCACTGACTGAGGCCATCGTTTTCACCTTTTTTCAGATTTTCATTCAAAAATTTAAATTGTTTGCCCATAAATTCGATCTTTTCTTTTTTACGATCCCATAGATTATTTCCTTCGAGCCAATGCTGTATATTCTGGACGTCCGCTCTCAGTTTACTTAAATCGATTCCCGGGCACACCGTCGGTGACATTTCCCGATGTCCTTTGATAATCTTAAGGTTTGGTAATTGTTCGAATTGCAGCAACGAGACAATCGCCGTACACAGCATATTATAATCGGCGTCCGTTATGGTGTCCGCATATCTGTATTCGCCTGACACGCACACATGGACCGTATAACCGTTGTTCGACGGTACTCCATAGGTAAAGTCTAGGAGGTTATTGATTTGATAGGCTTGTCCATTACGCACCCACACATGATAGGGATTGCCGGGCTCTCCTTTAGCGTGATCCCCTGTTTTATCGATATGACCTGTCGCTATCCGTGATGCCAATTCGGTATCGCTGAGATTAGCGTACTTCCCCTTCTCTAAGGCATCGTGATGGATAACGATCGTCGTGAGTTTATTGGGATCGCGTACCCCACACAGTTCGGCCCAAGTGTAATTTTTGTTGACCGGAAGACTATCGGTTAGATTGATTATCGGCAAACTCGTTAAGCTCGTTAGTAGCTGCAGTTCCATTTGCTCTTACCTCCACTCTAGCCGTTTCTAACTCAGCAACAGCTGTATCCAACTTAACTACAGCTGTATCTTTTCCACCTTCTACCCATGTATAGATAGCCCCTGCAAGAAGCTGAGAGCCAGCTAAGACGAGCGGAGCCCAAGCGCCTACCATTTCCTGAACGTCACTTACATTGAGCATGTAGCCAATGATTAATGCGATATTTGTAATCGTGGTAAGAAGGAATGCTTGAAACTTAGTTCGTCCTAGCTTTTTCAGATACTCTCTCATCCTCTTCAACCTCCTTTGATTTCCCGACTGGGTACCCACCTGTGATAATGAAAAGAAACTCCCGATGTGTGGGGTTCTGGCTGGCTTCAAGCCATCCGGTTCGATACTCGTCCATACAATACCACGCTCCTTTAACAATAGTTTAAGCATTTCCTCGTTTCGCTCTACCTTTGCTTCAATGCGCTCCAGCTCGGCGTTATCTTTCAGCCGCAGCAGCTTCTTGAGTTGCCGGATGCCGATTCGCTTGACAATAATCAGCACAACAGCAGTAAGCGCCCCCTGTACGGTCAGGGAGCGCCAATTTTCAATCAGGTATAGGATTAGGTCTTCGAGCGCTTTGAGCATTTAGGGGCCTTTCCTAGCGGTATGGTGACTTCGTACTGTAAAGCTAAAGGCGGATCATTCATGCATAGATCCGCTGGCACGAGATGGCATTTGCAATAGTTTACTATAGCGGCTTCGATCATTTTCGTCCTCCTTTGGACGCAAAAAGAGCCAAGGATGCTTTCCTAGGCTCTTTTTGACGCATGCTTTGCGATTGAGATAAATTTAACATGATTATACTGGATTGTCAATATATATAAAAGAGCCCCGTTAGGAGCCCTGTGGTTTGTTGCGATTTATTAAGTTATATAATGAAGCCAAAAATTTATCGAAGTCATTATCGTTGGTTCGCCTAACCTGATCGTGAAGCTGTTCCATCTTTTCTGGCGCGCATCGATCAATCCATTCGTCGAATTCCATGGTTCCTCCTATTTTATGGAGGGCAGTATTGTGATATACTGCTTATGTATGGGCTATTGCCCTCCTAAATGACTCCTATCTCAGTTCCGGCCAAGGATTAATGAGATAAGGGGTTTTTGCTTTCTATAACTATCATTTTTTCGAGAACCATCAAGTCAATATAAGCTTCTATTAATGTCTCAGGACTTATCCCGATCTTCTCTGCTGCAAATCGCGCTATTAGTTCTGGTTGGATATTATCCACTTCCATAACATACCCTTTTGAATTCATTTCGGAGATACCTGTATCCGTTATGATACTTATAGCCTCCATTGCTGATCTGTGGCAGTCCTCTATGTGATTAATTAACTTTCTCTGAATAAACTTATTGTTCATTTAGATGTTGTCCTCCGGACGGAACGATTGAACAAACTCTCTTGAATCCTGGTAGTCTACTCGACGTATGCAGTGGTATTTGGGTACTTGATATTTTGCTTTCAGTGACTTCCAGATCATGTGGCGATAGTAGCCAACCACTTTGCTAAACCTTTCTTCCCCTTCGTTGTGCCTGTCTTTTGCGAGTTCAATTGATTTTGTTGCAACATCGGATTGGAGCGTTGTTCTTTCGGCATCGTTCAGCGTCACGCTATCTCGAACTTCTTGTACCATTTCCGTCATCGTTTCAAACTTTTGTGAAAAATCATGGTACATGACTTTCACACTGTCAAACATAGTGTGGATTGTCTTTCCTTGCTCGTCCTGACGATTTAACTGAGCCTCCAGTATGGAGAATATTTGTTTCTGAGTTCCTTGTTTAACTAATGATTTACTCATTGTACAACACCTAACTTTCTGCCTCTTAGGGCTAATTTTGTTTGGTTGATGATTTGTTCTGCGGATTCAACCAGTTCCGACAATCGGTCTTTTTCTGATTGTGTTGCAGTAGCAATTGCACCTTGCATAAAAGCGGATATTGCAGCCTTCTCGATAAATTGCTTGTACGCAATGCGGACATTTATAGTGTTAATGTCGGCTTCGTGTTGCAGTTTATCTCGTTGTTTCCGAGATTGCTCGGCGTCATAGTTGACGGTGTTTCTCAACTCATACTCCTTTAGTTTTTCTTTAGCTGATTGGTATCCATGGCGAAGGGTATTTAATTGCAATTCATTTTCCTCTAGCTGCTTCTTTACTTTTTCCGGTATTGCTTCGATTGTTCTAGTCTCTATTTTAGGCGGCATATTTTGAGCTGACTGTGCTACTTTTTGCCAGTGGGCTGCATCCGACTTAACCGATTCTAGAAGTCTCTCTTTTTCTTTGAGTTTTTTCGTCACCTCCCTTAATTGACGTTGAGTCATTTCGTTCACAGTTTTTTCCTCGCCAATAGAAGGGATGAGATGCGGTTTTCCGATAAATTCTTGTCGATCTACCGTTTCAGGAAGAGATAACATTTCAAATATTTTTCCTGTTGGCAAAACGGTAGTTGACTGCCGATTTCCAAATTGTTCATAAGCTTGAATGAACGCTCTTGCAGTTCTTGGGACAATATCGACAGATAACAACCAGGACTCCCATTGACCATGTGCCAAATCAGTTTCCTTAACGTGCTTCAACCGTTTTCCTATTTCGAATACTGCTTGCCCAGCAACTTGCTTAAAGGAGTTGATCTCAGCCGTTATGACATTAATGTCTTTGGAAAGTATGAGTTCACTCAAATCCCTTTCCTCCCTCAACTTGATATTGTCGTAATCTCATCACTAAACAACTCGGTTAGTTCATTAGATAAAAAGATAATTGGGGATACGCCTAATTCTTTGGATATAATCTCTAACCTTACAGTTGTTATAGGAGTTCTACCGTTTGCCAAGTAATGATACGTCATTGGTGAAACACCCATAGCCCTTGCCAGGCTTGCTTTTGACACTCCTTTCTTTTTTCTAATGAATTCAATCCTCTCATTTACAAGGATCATATGATCACCTCCTCCGAGGTAAACAGATCGTTTACCTATTTCCAATGTTATGCTAAACGATTCGTTTAGTCAATATAAATTTTCAGATCATCTTGCTTTATTAACCATATCGTTTAGAATGAACATAAAGGTCACAACAATTAATTGGAGTGTTTATTTATGACATTAGGAGATAGATTAAAAGAACTACGTGAGCATCAAGGGTGGACACAACAGCAAGCTGCTGACCATATTGGCGTTTCTTCACAAGTAATTTCTAATTATGAACGTGATTATCGTGAACCATCTAAAGATATCCTTGTTAGGATAGCTAATGTTTATAAAACAACTGTTGATGAACTACTTGGCAGAAGTCTTACTATTGATCCGATAATACTTACAGATCTGTATGAAACATATAACGACTTCCCAGCCGACATTGTCGATTCAATGATTAAGATCTTAACAAAATCAGATGACATTCAAATCACTGAAAATATGCGACAAGATATGAGGAAAGCATTAGTAAGTCATCTAATAAGGATGGCAAATTACGAAGTTGAAGTTCCTGAGTCTGATCGAGAACTAGTGAGTGTTTTTAGAGATGGTTTATCTATGCTACAATCCCGCCTAGAAAGAATACGTAAGGCCGAGGAAGAAGAAAAACAATGGGAAGAAAAAATCCGATTAGCCGATGAAGAAACGCAACGAATCGTAAAGGAAACTGAAGAATTAAAAGTAAAAGTACAACAGGCTAAAGTCGAAGAACTAAAGGCTAAAGAAAAAACTGAACAGATGTTAGAACAGATAAAAGAAATTGAACTAGAAAATAAGAAACTCGCAGAAGAAAAAATAAGATTAGAAAATATACTTAAAGGCTTTAAAATAAAGGACCCCATATAGGAGTCCTTTATTTATTCGACCACAATTCAAGAGCACATGATATAATTGTCACAAAAAGGACTCCTAATGGAGTCCTTCTTGTTTGTATTCACCATCACTATGCATTTGAATTGATTATCTAGTAAAAAATATATATACCGCTCCGGCTGCTAATCCAATCATTAATATGGGCGCTGCCCAGTTTTGACCTGCTCTCACTAGTTGCCTATTTTTAAGGATGATCTCAGTTGCGCCACCAAGCATTAGGATCAATCCAAATGCAAAAAAAATCCATATAAGGGTTGGTCCAACCCATTGAAACACGAATCCCTCACCTCCTAGCGCTTAACCCCTAACTCTTCCAATCTCTTGATGCCTTGGATACGCATCATATTTATTTCCCTCTGTACATCTCTTAGTTGATCTGAGCGTGTCTTGGCTGTAAGCAATACGTTTCTTGTGATTTCTTTCTTTTTAACATTGAGGTCGGAAACAATCTTGTTGATGCTTCCTTTTTTCATGCTGGTAACATCATCATATGCTTCTTGATACCACGTTGGCAATGGGGTCCCTTTTTTATCGCTTATCGCCTTTGTGTCTGACACAGCTTGCGCGTATTTATAATAATCGTCTGAGATATTGTTCTTCATTACTGGATCTTCCAGAAGTCGTATTCTTGCATTAACTTGGTCGATCAGGTTTCCCTTAACATCTCCTTTTCCTACTTCAGAATTAAGCGGCAATCCGACCTTTGCGATGTCACCGCCGAACTTATTGGCTAGATAATCAAAGGTGAAGGCATCAATACCGAGGTGTTCCGCTGCCCACTTTCCTGCTGCGCTCGTAGTTTCATTATACTGTATACTCGTTGGTTGTCCTTGGTATTCTCTCGGGACGATATCTCCACCAAAATAATTTTTCCCTGTGCCTATTGCGACAAGTGGATCCAATACCGTTCCACCTGTTGTTTTAGAAACAGCTTCTTTTAGGGCTACTGGCTTTCCTTTAGTGGTGAATGCTGATACAGGACCGGATAGGACACTTGGCAGGAATGCTTCTAACCCACTCTGGGTGTTTTCCTTCGCATTCGGCAGTTTTTCTTGATCCATTGCCCATTTATAGAAGTGAAGAACTTGGTCAGCAATATAGGCCTCTGTCGGCTCGACTGGAATAGAAACGAATTTACCGTCTTTGTTTTTGGCGACTGGGATACCCTTATCGAATTTGCTTCGTTGCTGATAGTCAGGGTCATTTTTGAATTTCTCATAGGCGGCAATTTTAGCTCCGGCCACTGAAGCAATTAATGCTGTTGCAGCTATTGGCTGCTCCTTGAATCTCTTAACAATTCTATAAGTCCCTTGAATGGCGGCATTCGTATAAGGCGCTACAGCTTCAATACCCTGTGTTTTCGCGCCTCTCCGGGACCAGTTAACGGTAGCTTCTCGTCCTGCATCTAGTGCTTTACGAACGTTATCTGGTGCTCTATCCCAACCGGTTCTGCGCATTTCAGCAGCATAAGCGGCGATACGAGGAATATTTTCCATAGCATCCCCAACTTCTTTCAAAGGCCGTAAGGGATTGTATTTTACTGTCTGCTTCAGTATGTTGCGACCTGACAATAACGGATCCCTCGTAATATCCCTCGCCGCCGACCGAATCCGTGAGTCGCCTTTCAAATAGGCTTCATACCCACCACCAGCACGGTAGTAGTCTCTAGCCAATCGACCAAGCCCTTTGGAGCCTGGCACAAAACTGGGCAACCAATCTCCAATTTGACTGACCATCGCATGGGAGATATCACCTAAAAACCTCAACTTGTCTTTGGACTGAGCAGCTGCTATAGGCAAATCACGGAATGCAAGCCTTGCACCTTGTAGTGGGGCTAACAATCCAGTCGCCGATATTTTAATGCCTCTTGATATAATATCAGCCAGCTTCATGAATCCCTCTAACTGAACAGGGGTTATCCCGTCGATGGCTTTCAACAAACTAGGATCGAGAACTCTCATCTTAACCGGTTCGCCTTTGAGCATTACCGTCACAACAGAATCCCCGAGTTTATTTGATTGTTTTGCCCTTTTAAATATGTTGTCCACTTCGTCATTGAGCATAGCCGCGATACCGTCAGGTCCGTTATCCTCAATTGCATCATTAATCGCCTTTAGCGTTGCTTGTTTGGCATCTGCTGATTCTTCTACAATCTCCAGTACACCCTTAAACCGTTCGGGATTGGCTTCTACCGCTTCATACATCTTTTGCAATGATCGGTTTCGCATCATGGCGTTATAGGATGATGCTGTAGTTTCAATCATCCCTTGCGCTGGTTCGATGATTTTCCGCGAACTTCCGACAGCGCGCTTTATAGGAGCCTTTTGACCACTAAACCCCGCCTTAGAAGTATTCAAAGCTAGTTGACGGGTTAAGCCATTACGTTGCTGTTGACGGAACATAGGAGCATAGTTTGGATTTGTAAAACGCAAGGTATCGATCAGCTTTTTCGAAGCTATTCCGCTTTCTACCCACAGGTCTTGTCTGTTTCGATTGAATTGGTTCCATGATTCTCCAAACTGTTTCAGCCAAGGATTTTGGGCTTCCAACTTTGTAACTAGTTGCGCTACTTCCTCAGACGTCTTTGGGAACCACGCTTCCTTCCCATACACCTGTTGCCCGCGATCCATGCGATTCACTGCATCACGCGCTATCGTGTACCGATCGGCAATGTTCTTCATCCCTCTAGGTACAAGAGAGTAAACGTCTTTCAGGGAACCGCCTATTACGTTTCCTTCCAGATCCACAAACTTATCTTTAATTGTGATATTCGCTAAGTTATTTGCCCTTGTTGAATCCATAGCGGCATCGTAAGTATCTTGATCAATGTTTTTGAATGGAACGAATCGATCAATATGATCCTGTTTAGCGACATCAACGATCTCCCCAGCACGTTCCAAGAATGCGCCTTTCTCTTTCGGATTGCTCACAACATGGGTATCGATAAGTTCTTTTCCGCTATTCCTTCCTGCAGTAATACCCACGCCTTGTTGACCAAATAGTTTGGTGAACCAGTGTTCTTTAAGTTCTGGTTTAGGCGAAATTCCAAGAGGTTCTACCACCTTCGGCAACTTCTCAGGGTAGACACCATAAGCGCGTTCTGACGCATCACTGGCGACTCTCTGACGTATGCTTGGCGTATTACCTTCTAGCAACCTTGGCAAGTCATAGCCCAGCTCTCTTGCTGCTTTAACAGCCTCATCATAGGTGCTGGCTGTCCGTTTGATCTCGTCTGCCATCTCCACTAGACCATCATAAGACACTTTCCGAACCTCGTTCAGTGAGATGTCAGCGCCTTGATTCTTCAGCCCTTGCTGCACGTATTTCGCCAACTCAGTTGGATTCTCGTAAGGGACGGACATGCGCTGTTCCACAACCGGCTTGACTTGGGACATGACGCGATCCAATTGACCCTCATTACCGACTGGAGTGAGTCTATTCGGGATTTTACCAGACTTGGATATGGATTCAAACGCTTCCTCAACTGGCGTTTTTCCTCGCTTGGCAACGTTATTCAAAACAGGACCTAAGAATCTTTCAATGGCACTTTCTGCTACCTTCTTAGCTCCGGCTCCGATAAGAGGACCAGCCGTTCCAGCCACAGCCCCTAAAGCTCCACCCAGAGCACCAGAGACAGCAGCATCCTTAACATTGCCTGATCCCTGGGCGAATTCTTGACCCACTCCAATCGTTGCACCAACTGCACCTTCTTTTAACGCCTCGCTCGCTACTCTCTGTCCTAATGGCGATGCAATTCGTGAGGTCATTTTAGATGCAATAGGTCCAGCGGCTTGATACAATTCCTTGGCTGTACCCAATCCAGCGCCTGGAACAAAGAATGGTGCTACCACGGTTCCGAATGCCTTCTCTGCGAATCCCTCCGCAGGGCGCTGACCTGTCCGTTCCAAGAAGGCTTGACGTGCATTCTGCCCGGGTACTTGCTGACCTTGCTCATTACGCTCGATCAATGGAGCATTAGGCGTTGTGAATTCAGCAATGATTTCAGAAGGTCTGCCTACAACGTCCAGCGCTTTTTTCGCTACCTGTTTAGGACGTGAAACGATACTTTTAAGTGTTTCTATTATTGATGGCTTCGGCTCAGTTGTCGGAACTTGCGTTCTTTCTACCTTCTGCATAGTAGGTGATTGACGGAAATCAATAGTCGGCTGTGTGAATGAAGGGGTTGGAGTGACCTCTGCGCTTTTTCGGTACTTATCATAATTGATTGAACTTTTCTTCTCCGGCGCACTGCTTGCGGACTGACCGGACTTCTTATACTTTTCGTAATTGATAGCCACGGACGAGCCCCCTTACTTCGATTTTTTTATTGGCTTTCCATCCTGATCAAAGTATCTGTTATACAAACGATTGTATCCAGTGATCCCGATTTCATTGATAATGTTGGCTGCTTCCCCTTGAAAGAATGCTGATTGTTCATCGGGTGCCATTTGATCCAAATTAGTTACTGCCTCGGATTCAATTTGATTTGAACTTGCCGGCTTAGTAGCTGAAGCCTGTTCCTTATCGAATTCAAACTTCTCCTTAGCCAATTGACTTGATTCAGCAGCACGTGCGTTATCCGCTGCTCTGTTAGCGAACACGTTCGCTTGCTCGGCTGATCTCAGTGCATAATCAAGCCCGAATCTTCTTACATCTTCGTCGAATCTCAGTTTATTTTCTTCATCAGAAATTAGGTCACGAGCTTTCTGATATTCAACTTGCTGTCCTTGCAAACTAAGGTTACCCGATCTTCCGCCCAACAAGCTGTAGTCTTCCTTGGCCCCGGTGCCGAGATCACCTGTTAAGTTGACCGAATCCAGGTAAGCACCCCAATTATTTTGTTTCTTTTGCTCCCCAAATGTTTGATCGCGGTAAGCATTATCCAGCCCTTGCTGATTGAAGTTGTTCAATTGTGTCGAAAGGGCCGATTGATTGCCAATTTGATCTTGACCAGCGTTGTAATTCGCTGCTTGTGTCTGATAATCGCGGTTTGCGCTATCTTGGTAGCGTTGAAAGGCTTGTTGGATGAGTTGCGGCAGGATGTTCGTTTGCACGTCACCAACGGCTCTCTGCTGGATTTGATTGGCTCTATCGACAGCCATGGATGAACTTGGTGATAATCCTCTCCTATTTAAGTCAGACATGGCATTTCCTTGAGCAACAGTCGCATTTTTGAGGGCACCTTGCAAAGCACTCTGATACTGAGGATCGGTATTCATGTCAAACTTGAATTGCTCTGGTGGCTTGAACTGGAAAGGAGCAGCATTCACATTCTGATATAAGTTTTGCTGTGTAGAATCCATCATGCTTTTTTGATCAGTCGGATTACCCATGGCTGTATTGATTTGACCTACCCATGTCTGAGCGCGGTTGTAGGCATCATTGTCACCTTGGGCTTTATAGAGATTAGATTGTTGGAGCGCTCGGGCTAGTTCAGTCTGACCTAAATTTCGTTCTTTTTGAAACATCCCAAGTTGTTCTCTCCAGTCTGCATCCTGGTATGAATTAGTTGCCATGGTCTCACTCCTTTGCAATGAAAATAAGCCACTCGTAGGAGTGACTTTATGGTAATATATTCTGGTACAACTGAACTTGGGTGGGACAGGCTGCCTCCAGTAGGAGGTGATGCCTATGTCGTTTTCGATAACGGAAGTAATTATGTTAGGGATGTTTCTCCTCGCATTGCTTACTTACTTGAAACGAAAATAACCCCCACTCAGGTTAGCTGCCGGTGGTAGGGGTTATTTCTGGCTTTTTCGGAGGTTTCCCATCCAAGTGCTGTACAGGGAATCGAGTGGCAACTCGGTTCCTTATTTATAGTCTAATCTTACTATGATTCAGATATACGTGCAAGATGATTAATTGTAAAAAAACCCCTGTCTGTTACAATGGTAGTTGTCTAGACTGACCATTTCAGAGAGAGGAGGTAATATTTTGTTAAATAGCAACACTCCATGTCCAAAATGTGGACAACCTTCATTCTTTATTAATGATAATCTAGTTGGCATGCCAGCTTTCATGCCGACTGAGAACGAAGGAGAGATTGAGGTTACAGGCCGACATTTCTTCACTGTCAGACCTTACTTTTGCAAGCTGTGCGGTTATGTTGAGCTCAAGTATGAGAATCCTTTGGAGTCTTGATTCTGACCTTCGGACCCACAAGCGTATTAAATGGCGCTACTGTTACATTGTGTTGAGAATAATTTTTTGAAGCTTCCAGACGTTCCACACGTTGTTCAAGTTCTTTTACCTTATCGTTCATCCTTACCCCTCCTATTCTACCACAAAGGACGCCTTATGGCGTCCCTGTTTGTGATTCTTTCGAAATTACTCTTGCAACGGATTACTGCTCGCTTGACCCGGCGCTGAGTATAATGGGTTTTCAAGTGCAGCTTTCTTTGCTTCGAGAATGGCTATCTTGGCTTCTTGCTCAGGGATGGTGATGTTGTAATTGTCTATGCGCTTCTGGTAGTATTCTTTGTCTGATTCGGAGGCTTTGTTTAAATTCGAAATAGAACCTTCCAGACCTCTTTCCATAGCTTGCAGAACAACATACATGGATGCCAAATCATTATATACTTTTTGTAATTCTGCATTGTCCGTTTGCGGATAAGGTGTAGGTAGTGGCCTGACACTGGATTGTGGCGTCACGGTTGGTTTCACCTCGATTTCTAGTTTTGGTTTACTTTTGAGCGTAATACCCAAATCTGCATTAAATCCAACTTCCATATTAAGCGCATCACCTATGGCTCTCACAGGTAAATATGACGTTCCGTCGATAACTATTGCTTGATTATCCAGTTGTTTGTCATCCACTTTTACCGGGAATTGCCCTTCAATTGCTCTACCTATTAAACTTTTAACCTCTTCGGCATACACACTGACTGAAAATGATAATAAAACACCGAATATTGCCCCGATCAGATACTTTTTCATAATATTCCTCCTTGCTTTTTGGAATATTATAACATGCTAAACTACATTTGTGATGATTCCTTTGACCACTGTTATAGTATTTGTTCCGTCATTGTAGGTTCCTGTCCATCCGGGTATGCCGTTAATAGTTAAATCAGTTGAAGGGTTAAGTCTTGTGTTAGTGCCATTAAGATAGAGATCACCATTAGCTGAAAGTTGTAAATCATCCCCACCCAAAGTGGCTATAAGCACATCTGCCCCGCCAATCTCCTGAATCTGGAGCTTCGGACTGCCACCTTGATAGATCATCATAGCCGGAGACGAACTTGCATGGCTAGCGGCTATTTCTAGTCTATTCGAAGCCGACTGTTCAGCCTTGAACAATGTAGTCGCTGGATCGATCGTTACTCTCGGGTAACTTGCTGCAGAAGTTTGAAACAGCGCCCCAGTAAGCGTGACGAACCCGTCAATGTCCACCGTAAAGGTATCGTTGGTTCCATCATTGATAACCATCCCATTTCCGTCTATGCGAATGTAGGCACCATCGTTAAGGTTGGACATAATCGTCACGAGGTTGGCTAATAGCGTTCCGGCCTTGATTAAATCTGCCGTGAGTTTACGAACGTTCAAACTGTCAATATTCCCCTGAAACAACCAGTTCAAGAGTTGGCTGATTTCGCCTACAATAATCCGTAATTGTGCTAATGAATCCTGATTCCCCACATCAGGGAATGGTGCGTTTGCCATGAGTACGCCTCCTTATACAATTGGTAATTGGTCCTCTTCTCGGCTCCACTCGATGATTTGAATCGGTCCAGAGAATACAAATTTGATGGTGATAAAATCGCTATGGTAGGCAGCAGACGTTGGGATGATTACGCGCGTATTGCCCACGCCTGTATTATTCGGGATATTCTGAACCAACACGAAGTCACTCGCACCATCGCTATTACCTGTCATATAGACGGATAAGCTCGATCCTGTCGGCACACTGGCGACCACCCAGGCGCGTTTCCAGCGTACCTTTTGTGAATAAGAGCCTGCACCGAATACTTTCGTTGTATAATACCCCGTTATGGCGACACCGTTATCTGTGGTTAATCCGCCTACTTTGCGTACGGATCCGTCGACATTCCCGATATATGGAGTATCCACCATGGTTGCTAGATTGAGTGGCGCATAGCCATTCCAGACCACCCATGTATTGTAATCAGAATTGTAGACTAACAGTGTATCCGGCTCAGTTGCATCATCTAAGGGAATGCCGATGTACAAATTGATTCCGTCTGACCCTGCACATACCTTATGACGCTGCGTTGGATTGATCCTATCGATGTAATTTTGAACTGGAAGGGAAAAGCTTCTATCCGGTCTTGTTGATCCTGAATAGACATATACGCCTGTCTGGTGAACAAAGTAAATTTGACCGTCTACATTGACGACACATTGATTGGATAGTGCTCCGATATCAGAAGCCACTTGAACGAGAGTGAAGTTTTCCGCATCATCCCCGAATACATTAAATATTGAATTGGGCTTGAATGCAATCAATCGTCTTGGTCCGGACCGGACAGCATTAATCAATTCACCGTCATTGGTTTCTACCGGAACCCAACCAGGATCAGAGGTGGCGCCGATTGTACTCGTCCAGTTTGTCCCTACTTGCAACTCACTGAAATGGAGGTTATTGCCGACCGCCCCGAATAAGCGATTAGAGTAAGTTTCGATATAGTTGATTCCACTTGGAGCACCCGTCAAAGCTTGCACCGTCGATCCGTCATACCGAAGTGCCGATGTCCCGTTGGTTCCTATCAAATTGATGTCGGTGAATCCGCCTTTGAAGTTGGTAAAACTCATGTCGGCTGATGTGCTTAAGCTTCCACCACCTGACACGGCATTCCATGTTGTTCCATCAAAGGCATACCATTGACCATTACTGATTGCATTTAACTGACTGTCTTTCCATACACCCAAACCCAATATCCGAACTGCTAACGCTGTTCCGACCAAAGAATAACCCGGCCTCGTCTTGAGTGCCGGGTAATCAGAGGTGACCACATTGCTGAGATCCGAAGCAAAGGTGTCGTCTATTCGGTAGGGATCGATCCGATTCACACCCCGAAACTCACGCTGCACGTTGGTGGGTAAGGACTTTTTCTTGATATTCCACATCACTTTTCCCATGTGAACCTCCCTATCCGCCTACAAAACATCGAAATCATACGCTCGACCAACCACACGTATACCAGTCTGTGCATCGCTTCCGCCGCTCGTGCTATTGGTAGTGATTTTGAAGGCAAGCACCAGGCCGCTGGCTTCGGCAGAATGTGTCAATGTTGCCCCGCCATTCCCTGTTTGATAATTGTCGATCTGCGCAGCCGTGACACTCGACCCATCCGTGACAACATGGTACCGCGAGGTAACGATCGCGCTGCCGCGTCCTTGTTGGAACCCGAATGTCGTAATCTCGACCATCAAGCCGTTATCCAGGGCGGTAGGCAACGTGATTGCAAACATATCCACGGTTGCTCCCATACCAATATCGACCATTTTAAGACCGTAGTAGCTATTTATGCAGTTTTTACTGTCGATTGAATAGTTCGAACAGTTGGTGAATGAGGTCGTTGTCGCTCCACCCCAGTTACATCCTTGAGCGGTGAAGGAGGTCATGTTGATAAAATCCAATGAATTTGTGATCCCGGCATCAAATTGGCAGGATACGATAGTTACATTTGCCCGATACGCAGATAATGATCCCACGAGTTTGATGGCACTTGTCGCTCCATCTCCACCAAATTGAATGTTTGAAATCGTGATGTCACCCACATTAACCGAACCGCTGCCGCCAATCTCGATTCCTGCCGTTCCGGTTTTCAGTACGGAACTGGTATATATATTCCCGGTACCGGACCCATAATCCAGTTTTATCCCATATTCGACATTGTTGGCCCCGAAGTTGGAACACCGCAAGTTCGTGAAAATGTTCCAGTCGAATAGGTTTTCCCCTGAATCATTGGTTGATTTTGTCGAGTGAATCCCTGTGTAGGTCCCTTCAAACATCAAATCGGAAAAGATACAATCTGTTAATCGGTTTGTCGAAGAACCGGTAATCAGGATAGCATCATTGCTTGTCCGCGTTCCGCTGATCACTCCCACAAATCCTAATTGCACAATGGAATTGTAGTACATATCCACGCTAGACACGTCTAGGGTGATCATGGGAATGTTATCCGTTGTTATCAAGCGCGATGTGTAGAATCCTGAACCTTCAAGGCGCTGGGCACCGCCAGAGATGATCAAAGAACTTGAAATCCTGTAGTTTCCAGGAGGGAAAAATACCACGGCCCCATCTTCCTTTGCTGCATTGATAGTCAATTGAATCGACGTCGTATCATCGGATACTCCATTCCCTTTTGCTCCATACGCTTTTACATTGTAAATAATGCTTCCGAACACAGACTCATTCACGTTTGCATTCGATTGAGCAAACACATATTGACTCGCATATTGAACCATATTACCACCCCGATTCGCTGTGGACTAAAATAACCTCTGGATTTTGGAAGGTACTTGCCATCTCCAGATATAATTCATTGAATTGCTGAGCGTAACCAGTTGCGATATCAAAATCACGATAGTTCTCAGCAATTTCCTTGCAGACGTGATAAACAAACAACATGTGATAGTCGTGATCTAAGGGTGGTGTGGAGTTTAATGTGTCAGGATCAAGATCAGCCGGTTCCTCGTAGTACCAGATTACATAGGTATCCACACTGTTATCGGGAGTCGGATGAATGTCGATATAATCGCCAGTTGTGACATCACCGAAGAAGGTGTACCAGCGACCGCACGTTTCGCTCCCCCATGTTGTATCCTTCAACATTTTTCGTGGGTAACTGTGAAATTTATTCGTGACGCTACTTCCCACCAATATGTCGAATATATCGTCTATGTTCTGCGTGATGGGATAGGATGGCTGGTTGGTAACCGTGCCATAAGAAGCGAATGTCTGCTTCCCCATCTTGCGGTATAGCCTCTTTTGAAGGATACTCATCTTTCGCACCTTTGAGGCGCTGCTTACTGAATTGGGGTACTTCTCGTCTATCTCTGCGATAATTTCCGTTAGTGTCATACGTCACCTCCAAATAAAAGCATACGAACTTCGTTAGTTTAATAAGCCACCTTGGTACCAACTACACTTTCAGGACCTTCCGCGCGGACGTTTCGGACGTACATCGTAGCGCCAGAACGAACATCCAAGCTCAGATCGGAACCAGAGGCATAACATCCATCGAGCCACATCTCACCAGCATCAACCGTGAAATCTGAGTTTTGTGCTGATGTAGTAGCCGTTGAATCCATTGCAAAACACCCCATGTTCCATGACTGTGTACCCACACCAACATCTGCTATGTTTGGACCTTTGTTTCCATGGCTTACGCAGTTGACCCGAACTATGGACCCGCCATCATGCATAGTCGATCCGTTGTCGATGTCACCAGCTCCACCGTTCATTCTATATACACAGTTGACTTCTAAAACCTTTGGTTTAGTCTCATTCAGAATATGATAGTTAAATCCGTCATTCTCACTACGTGCACCTACGCAATTTTGCAAATAAACAAATTCTGCGCCCTGTATTTCAAGTCCACCATCCCGAAACATCATGTAGCTGAACGTACAGTCCTTTGCATATACCTTCGGTGTTAACAGAACTGCTGTGTTTCCTATACTCCACTTGCCGCCCTCGAATTTGATTCCTTCAAAGTAATAAGTACTATCCCCAGCGTGAAGGAATGTGAAAGCATCAATATACACTCGGATGTCACTATCTGGAATGCGAGAATCAAACGGATGACAGTAGATGGTTGCGCCGACTTTGTAATACGAGTTCGGTGTCGCATCTACTTCCGCTGCCGATGTCAGCAGTCGAGTTACGGGTGAATAGTCGCCATTCGCATCTAGATTACTAGCATCGAAAACAGTCGCTATGGAGCTTTTTGACGCTTGATAAACATTTGTTAATCCTGCTGTTTTCGTCCACGTCAGCACATCATGTCCGCTGAAAATAACATCTGCACCCGGCATAGCTTTGATGGTCATGCTACGAGTAACCGTACCTGGGCATTCACTCCGAACAACGATACCAGACTTCGCCAAGATAATGTCTACATCTACCTTTAACGCTGCGGTGTTGACGGATTTCAACGGGCTTCCTTCCGTTAAACCGTCATTGGAATCACTTCCGTTGACCGGATCAACATAATAGGTTTTTCCTGATCCTACATACTCAAAATCTGACACATCAAAATCTGTTCTAAAGTGTCTCTGACCGTCCGTTTCTACCGTTATCGGCGCATCCCAAACAAACCCTGTAGGCTTTGTGACGGTTGACCATGTTGGAATCGTTCGATGGCTCCATCCCATATAATCACCCTAACGCATAGCGGAATACAGCCGAACCGCTTGCAACAGAATGGTGTAAAGATGTTCCGCTAATTGCCTTATCGAACGCTTCCCCAGGTGCAATGTAAATTTTCTTTGTCCCTGACACACTTGATTCATTAATGGCAAGAATTAGTTCATTCGGGCCATCATTGATAACGGAGATGTTGTTGTAATTAGCGGTAATTGTTCCATCTGTTGTGCTTGCAGTAGCTTTCCCTGCTGCAACTATACTGCCCGTTACCACTACATTAGTTGATCCGTCTTCATTTACAACTTGCGTGTTTCCTCCGGCTGCCGTATTGACATATCCCGGGTTAGTTGGTGTAAATATTTCTTCTGCCGTTTTACCACTTACATTAATGACTCTTCCACCAGACATGTAACTACGCCTCCTTCATATTTAACTGGCACCCTTTAAATGTTCTCTCATCTGCTTAGTTCCCCACTTTTGGAATCCAATGGGTTTGTTTTTCATTTTAGCGATTAGCTTCATTAATTCAGGTCGCTTCAGACTTTCTATGGCGCTCTCTGGGGCGTGTGTATGATCATCGGGTACAACAGGTATATCCCGTTCTTTGTCGTTGGTTATAGCCTGTAACAGGCACTTTATTTCCACTAGCTCTTCATAAATCATGAGGGATAGTTGTCGGTCAATTGAGGTAAGGTTTGCCTTGATTTGTTCGAGTGAGTGCATGTGACACCTCCTAAAGAGAATAAGAGGAGCCACACGGCCCCTCATGTTTTTACGTATCGGCTGTAAGTCTCTTACATGCTCCGGCACTGGTTACATAAACGAGAGCGGACTTGGTCGCTGCTACGGATATGGCCGTGGTGGAAGCTACTTTAATATTTGCTGCCAACGAAGCGTGATTATTGACGATCCAATAAAACTTCCCTGCTAGATTCGGTACAATGAAAGCATTAGTTGCATGACCTGTGGTTACTTCAATTAATCCAATAGTTCGACCTTGGTCATCCGTTAGTGTGACATCTCCTCCAGCTAACGTTTGTGCTGCTAGTACTTCCGTCATTTGAGCGTGAGCCCCGTAAACATTTAATCCTGTATATCCTGAAATGTTACTGCTTGGCAACGCGACTAAAGGCATACTTTTCACTCCTTTAAACAGATTAGGAGGCCGAAGCCTCCATTAACTCAGTACCGTTCCAAGACCTGGGTTAACCTTGGCAATCGCTCTCCAGTTGTTAGGACCAGCTCCGTAGCGCGAACGACCTTTCCACACGTTGTTGTCTGTATTCTCATCGATATACGATTTAACCGACAATGGAATGCGCTCCAACCAGATCAAGCCGCCGTAATCCTTGTTAAAGTTCGAATCCATGACGTACCATGTATCCGTGCCTGCAGTAATCCCAGAACTGTTGGTTAGGTAAGGGGACTCGATAACAGTCCAACGACCAAATTGATAGGAGAAGCTATTGTTCGCTGTTCCTGGGATGCCTTCTGCTCCGACCGCATCGAATACGAGTTTCTTAATGCGCGACTTGGAAGGGATCACAATCGTATCAGGCATGATGTTAAGAATGTTCCCGTCATCGTCTGTAAAGTACTGCATGGCTTCCTCAACCAAGCAAAGAGCGTCATAGGAGAATGGGTTGCCGAAGTAATTAGACTGGGTTCCTGTGCCTCCTGTGATGGATGTATGGGCTGTGTTGAATAGAGCCAGACCATCATTACATGTGATATTGAATGATTTCTGATTGGCTCCGAACGTCATGGTTGTACTTTGTCCATTGTTTAGGAAAGAGGAGGCGAATTGCTCACGGCCACGGTTGTAAGCAGTGGTAAAGATTCCAGCGCCTTGAGTGATGGCCTTCCCTATCTTCTGGTCCTCGACCATCTTTTGTGTGATCTCAAATGAGTTTTTCCACTCGTCAGGCTCGATCAGCTTACTGTACCCTTCGCGGATCGAGTTACGGGGATAGGCTCCGCCTTCCCCAACCGGTTCGAAGTTAGCCAATGCCGTAGCGCTGGTATACCTCTCCCCGTAATTACTGGTGTCATCCTCCATAAAAATATCCGGAATCATCGAGAACTTCTGAAAAGCTTCTACTCTTTCTTCTACGAACATTTTGATCGGGTCCTGGGACTTACCGAACATGCTATCATTAACGCCAGATGCTTCTGAAAATACAATACCAGCCATTGTTTACCCTCCAATTGGATAAACATGAGGGGCGGCAGGAGTTTACCCTGCCATGCTTCTCCCCATGTTTTTAGTTTATCTGCGGAAATATCCGCGAACTGTTGAATTTGTTGTTGCCCCATCGGTGTGCGAGATTTCAAACACTCCAGATGAGGTGGTTGCCGTCACTTGGGTGGCGTTCGTCGCCAGTGTGACCTTGGCGCCGATCAGTGTTGCCGCCACCGTAGCTGTAGAGAGCGTTTCATACTCGCGATTTTCTTTAACGCGAATAACCGGCAGTGGAGTAACCGAAGTCGTCTCTGCGGTTTGCGTCCGGATTGCAATGAACTCTGGTGTTGCTGTGGCTCCGCATTTTGTAAGCCTACCTGATGTTTGAACAAGCGCCTCACCCATCGTAGCGCCCTCTGCATCAGTCAAAAGGTAGTATTCATACGGATCACTTGATCCGTCCAACGAGCTTGCTTGCTTGAATCCTGCACTTCCCATTGATTGTTCCTCCTTAACGTTTCATCATTTGTTTTTTCTTCCAGGCAATAATCTCGGCGTCTGTCTTCTTGGTTCCCGTCTTACGGAATAACGCCATTTCTTCGGGCGAAACAATAACAATGTCATCCGCTGCTTGGCTTCCGCTCGGCTTCAGGTGGTCCTTGCTACGAGCGTTGTTTCGTGTCGCTTGAGCAGCAGCTTTAGCTCGTTTTTCTGCGATTGCATCACGATTCGCCAACTCATATGCATCTTTCAGGTCGTACCCTTTGGCTACACGTTTTTGTATCTCTTCCCAATTTGGAAGTTTTTCTAGTGTTTGCACAAGATCCTTCATATCCTTGATTTCAGTGATATCCACGTCTGGATACGATGATTTCAAGCCCCGAATCTCGGCATTGATGGCTTCACGCTGTTCGATCTGTTTGGCCTTGAGTACATCCGGATGGTTCGCTGCTTCTTCCTTTGCAATTTCCCTTACCGCATCGTAATCAATTCCCTGTTCCTCATACTTCTGTTTTTTCTTTTGTTCTGCTAAAGCTAGTTGATACCCGTCCCAATCTTTTATACCCAAGTGACCGAACTGCTCGGCTACCCAATTGTCACGTTCACGTAGTTGGCGTTGAGCTTCTTCCTTTTCTCTTCGCAACTCAGCAAAAGCTCTATCCATTTCAGGGGATTGCTTCGGTTTATCCTGCGGGTTAACGGGGTCCGCATCCTCAATGGGTTCCTTTTCGTCTAGGGGAGCCTCTTCAATCTCCGTTTCCATTGGAGGGTCAGCGACTTCCTCCGGTTCTGCGTCTACAGTCTGATCGTCTGCAAAGAGTTGCAGGTTCAAGCGTAATCTATATGTGTCCATCCTTATTCCTCCCACGTTTACCCTCGTCAGGGAATGCTCGTCTCTCCGAGTGTCATGAACCATTACTTTTTCTTGCCGCCTCTTGCGCGTAGATCGCCACCTGTAACAACCGTGCCTTTCATCCCAGCCTTTTGCTTATTCGGTGCTTCAACCTTTGCGCTGGATGCGTTAGTAACGTTATAAGCGCCTGCGCTTCCGTTTGGTCGGTTCGTACCTGCCATGTGTTTCACCCCTTTCTAACTCGTAAACTGGTATAGAAAAGGCCCGTTGGATTCTCACCAAGGGCCAGTTTAAATATATTTACTCACGCCGCACCTCCCATAACCTGTTGCATGATTGCCTCTTGCTCCTCTGGTGGCAACTGTTGGAACATAGCTAACTGATCAGGTGAAAGCTGCGCCATCATATCTTCCGTTGTTCGTTTGTTCTCCTGCTCCAACTTAGCCGCATCAATTTGCTGTTGCTGCGCCTGCATATCCATCTGCTGCTGTTGCATCATAGCTTCCTGCTGCATTTGCTGCTCGATTTGAGCCTTTATCTGTTTCGCCATAGGGAAGTTTAAGTACTCCAGGATGGTCCAATACTGTAGTTTGTCAATCGCGCCAGCCTGCAGCATTTCCTTGACTTGGTTGTACATAAAGATAGGATCCTTGGGCAGTCCCGAGCCTACATCAGACGAGAATAAAAAGTCCGTGTTGTAGTAGAATTCGCCTTTATCATCCATCAAAATGAACTTGTACTTGTCAAACTCCATGTACACGTCATTCCCGTTCTGATCCTTGGCTGTATAAGGTCGCTTTTCGTCGTAGAAAGCGAGCATAAACTGAAACATTAATTCAAACAGTTCCTTGTATGCTGCATTTTTGTTGAATTGCTTCGATTGCAACCTTCCAGAAGCTTGCTGAACCTGTATTTGCTTAGCTTTACCACTCTGAGCTGTAGAGTCTTCCTTGCCTTGGAAGCTATCTGTGATGCCCAGCATGGATTGAGCTTGCTTATAAATGACTTGCGTGTACTCGATGTCCTTTTGGATGTCTGCCTGCAAGTTCTCCACACCAAGCACAGCTAATTGTTGAGGCGTTCCTTTGATAACTTGATTGATTTGATCCGTTATCGCGACATTATGATCATCAGCAGCTTTGATAATAGATCCACCCTGAATAATCTTTTCTTCCATCTTGGTGACAACCTTCTTAATGGTGTCCTGATGGTCGCGTATGACATCTAAATCGCTTTGACCACCAAAGTCGAAGTTCTTCGGCACGTTTCGTCGAACCACAAATGGGAAACAGTCCGGAACATAGTAAGGAACCTGAGTGCCGGCAGACAGAACCATAGGTTGTTTGGTTAATGGATCAACGGTCCCTATGGTTGTGTCGAAAGCCAACGTTTCCATTTCCATGATCTTGCCCGTTTCTTCGTCCCTACGGAAATAATACTTCGGTAAGTCCTCCAGTACAGTATCGTTGATCCATACAAACTTCCCGATTTCACCTTCTTCATCCCGATACCAACAGGCAATCTCGGTCAATGAACGGTCTGTCAACGTGGCATTTGTCTTAGTCACTCCATATAGACTTGTATTATCGGGGTATTGCTCCGTTTCATTCTGCATGTCTATCCCGTAACGTCGCTTCACGTACTCTTCTGTGACCTTGGACAGGATAAAGAAGTAATCCATGTATTTCATTCGAAACACGCCAGGCTGCATGATCAATTGCTTCGGGTGCCTGCTGTATAGTTCCATCTCACCATCATAAAGGTGATGCCTCTTGTCATTGTTCCAGCACAGTTCCATGATACTGTATCCCTGTACAGGCGTTATACGCTCACATGCATCTGTCACGTCCTCGGTGTCCATTTGCTTGAGCTTATCGCTGATACAATCCTCTATCATATGTGCTTGTTCCTCGTAAGGCTGACGCATACTCCTGACACTCGGCTGTGGGATCTGAGTATTCACTTGAGTCTCGATGAACTCAAATACAATGTTATACACGGTATTGGCGTACTTGCTCGGCATCCGATCACTGTTCACATTCTTATCCACAGATCGTGTGCCTAAGTAGATGTATTCCCGCTGATCCATGATACTCAGGTTAAAGTCAGCTCGGGCCGTAGCTAGCTTATCCTTCCACTTTTGAAGGGCTTCGGCTTGTTCATTATCAATTCGAATGCCTTCCTGTACATCGCCTGCAATCTCTTTCACTTTGATCACCACCTTTTTGATCGGTGCTAAGATGTCCATATGTCACCTCATTTCTCAACAATAAATCTCATACGCACACCATAAAATTTATATTTAGGATTCTTTCTGTGGTGTTCCGGACTCATTTCCCAATTCTGGTTTAATGTTATTTTGGCTTCTGGATACACCCTCACATAAATCTTTTTGTCTGCGTATTCATTTAGGATTTTAATAATTCCTTTTGCTTGTTTAACTATTGCATTTTTAGGACTGTATTCAACATTGTAAGTATTTCCTTCTGGAATAACTTCTCCGTTAATCAATGTTATATTTGTAAAGCGTTGGTAGTCGACATAGCGTATATATTCCAAGTCTTCTACTAGAGTCTTCAGATAACGATTGATCCACTTTTTAACTAAACGCTTTTTCATTTTCACACCGCCTTTACCAATCCCCATTTAATCGCTAAACGTTTCTTCTCGTCGGCACTCGCTCTGTTGTAATCTTCCTGCAAATCAGCGTCTAACTTGCTTATGTCAATTGTGAACGCTCTTTCTACCATAGATGATTGTTGTCCTCTAATAGCAAGAGATATAGCATAGGCCATAACCAGATCGTCCTTTTTTCCAGACATAGCCTCTGGTCTTCCTTGCTTGTTTTTGATGAACGTAAGCATTTCTCGTAATGTCTGGATGTGGTGAATGAGATGGATATGTTCTCTTACATACTCGACCAGTTCAGATACAATCGCATTACGATTTGTCATACCTGTTACCCAACCAAACACTTTCTTGATATCCTTGCTGATGGTATGGATGTCTTGTCTCATGTACATTTTCGGATATCTCAATTTTTCTAAGTTGATGACGATACCTGGATTGAAGTTTGTTTCAGGGCCAAGCAGCGCCCAGTTGTAATACTGACCAAATTTGTACAACTCATCTGCATATAAATCCACATCCATATGACCATGCAGCACAGCCACCTGTTCCAGTGTAATGTTGTCAATCATTGGAGCGGCGTCAAAGTCCCCACCCTCCACACCTTGTGCAACATCATTGCCACTTACATAAGGCCGACCTTTCTCTGGATGCTTAAATAATGTGATCCATCCCACATCATCTGGAACGAATGTAAGTTTCTTTTCTTCTCCAATGTATTTTAAATGGCCTCTTGTGCCGATTGGATTCGCTTCTAACTGTCTGATGCGCTGAATGACTAACTCATTATTAAACACTGGTGTACCTGTTGTGAGGAATGCCTCCATAGCGTTACAAGGGTATTCCTGCTTGAACATGTTCTCGTCACCGTTGAGTTTGTCCTTAATGGTATTCCTGCGCCATTGCAATTGTTCGTTATCTAGGTTGTAAGTCTCTTTGATCTCTTGCTCATACGATGAGAGTAGGAAGCCTGTGTAAGCTGACCGGTATAAAGGATTCTCAAACCACGCCACGAACAACGGTACAAAGTTGTTTTTCTTCTGTTCTGCATTGTCCCATAGCTCTTGGAAGTAATTCATACCCTTGGCCGTACTCTCTACAATGACAATAGCCCCGAAATCTGGTACAGATTGCATGATAGAAGTCATGGTTTCTTCGGGCTTGTCCCACTTGGCTAACTCAGAGATATGCAGGTAATTGATCGTGTACGATGATCCAGCGTTCAGGTTCTTCGCTGTCTCTACCAAGAATTTATTCTGCAAGCCTGGATCGTTCTCTTTGCTGATTGGCAGGGAATCGTTGAACCTCGGGTTTTCAAAGAGTATTCCTTTCCCCCTCGATGGTCTACGCTTCGGTTTGATTGCTTGTGGCATGTATTTGTAAAAGCGGTCTGCCATATCATTGATGGTTACTGCTGAATCTTCATCAAACGACACGATCATAGCCACTTTGTTAAAGCTAAAGTTAAGGTCGTGAAAAAACACGCCCTCTGTGGCTGTGGAGAATCCCAATTGACGTGCCTTGAGGATGATAATATATAATGTCGGCCGCTTGCTCTCATCAGGCTCAGAGGCTTTCCAGTCGTTTATGATCTTGAGTAGTCTGTTCTGAGCATCATTAGTGGTGAACGGTAATATCTTTGCGTCCTTTGTGCGGATCTTCAAGCATTTGGTGAAGTATAAGTTATAGTCTGTGGCTAACTCTCTTAAGGCGCTCATTTGTTGATCAACTCTCTTAGCTCGTCTTCGAATGACAATCCGATGTCTGCCGTCTTGCCGCCTGTCATTAATGCGTGCTTATCATAGATGGTCCCAATGAACGTGGATATCTGTCCGAGCGGAACATTCGAGATCACACTTACCGCATCTTGTAGTTCATACTTCGACTTTTCATCAATAGCTGCACCGTCTATCTCATGTAGTATGTCAGCAGCTTCCATAGCAAGTTTTATCTTTTTATCTGCTAGCCCCAACGCTTGATCCATACTGCTCCAAAGCCTGTCGATGAACGCCGTTCTTTTATCTTCACGAATACTCTCGATTTTATCCGGCTCTTCTTGGCTGATTCGGTTTACTGTGTCCCATGATATCTTACATTGTTTAGCCACTGCATTCATTGCCATGCCTGTGGCAAGAAGCGCCTTGACTGTTTCTTTCTTCTCATCGCTTAATGCCATCCTCATTACCTCCTCTTAACTTGATTTATGGACGATCTTACCATTCGCTTGTACCAGCCCGTGTAATTTCGTGCTTTCATGGACTATTCTGCTATTCATTCTCCAACCAATCCTTGTGAATCATCCATTTTGTGTATTCTAGGACGCTAAGTAACTCAGCGAAGGTCATATCATCTTCGTTCTTAAAGCTCATGTTACCGCTGATAACGTCATATTCAATGACAAGTTGCTTTTTAATGCTTATACCTTCCATCATTCATCATCCTTTCTTAGTACATCAAAATAGACGTAACACCACAGGTTAAACCAGTAGGCGAGGATTATACTGTATAGGCTGAGTAGGTCGGATAAATGATTCAAGCTATCACACCCCTACGGCCTCCAGTCACTTCGTTCCTTAAGTATTTCGGTCGATTCGTAGTAAGATCAAAACCTTTTTTCAAATCACGTGTTGACGTTGTCATACAATCATGGTATGATGTTGTCATACAAGAGATTCACTAAAGGAGCAAATACAATGACATTATTAGCTGCAGCAACCGAAGTCCTAGCAAACAAGTGGTACTTGGCACTTAGAGCAACTTGCCCTGATGAGCAATACAGTGTCGACGATGAGTGCCGCGAATCGTTCGAGTGGGACTTAGATAATGATTGCTCCTCTTACCACACAACAGGCGAAACTGCAGGCGGAACTTGTGGGTTTGCCATTGACACTGATGTTGATTCCCCTGAAGAATTGGTCACTAAAATCGAAGAAGCGCTTATCGCTTTCAACAAAATCGGTTATGGCTATGTTGGCGGACAAACGATCCTTATCGCAGGTCGTAGCACAAATAGTGATTACCAAATGGACAACAACGAGATACGCATTCGTGGTGCTTGGGTGCAAGCAATCCTAAACTAGTAAGGAGCGTGTGATATGACACCGAGATCGATTCCCCCTCTCGTCGGCGTCCAGGAGGCTGCTGAGATAATGGGTTGGGATAAACGTAAGCTATCTACCTACATGGCTCGTGGCACCTTCCCTGAACCGATCCAACGCCTTGCGAGTGGGTCCATATGGACTCGTCAGCAAATATTGGATTATAAGGATACCAAATAGCGCGACAGCCTGATCTAAAGCGGCGGCGCACGGAGGAATCAGATGGACAAGATTTTGTATTACAAAGCTGTGTGCATTAATAGAGTACTAATGGCTTTGAAAGAAGATGGAAGTGTTTACCTCACATGGAAACTAAGAGAGCGGTATGAAATAGTTGAATTTACAGGTAGTTACCAAGAATGATTAGACCCATCTAAGCCCTTCGGGGCTTTTTTTAATGCGAAAAACACCCTCGCATGGAGAGTGTCTTCTGCCTTCTTCTATCATCGGACATCAACCCCGCAGGCTCACGGGGCGCCTGAACGCCATGACTGTGCCTTCCTCCCATACATGGTTAGGGCTGTTACGTGGTCATGGGACTTTCACCCATGAATGATGGTATGTCTTACCGTCACGTTGTCCGAAGATTCATTCATCTCCGTCGTGGATTCGAACCACCAAGTTCTGCATCGGCTATAACGCAACCTGTGTCTATCTTCCACCACCACGCTATTTCGGTCTGTCCGGCATGAACTAACCTACTACCATTTTATCATGCCTGTATCAAGAAATGTGTACCCGAATTGTTCCTTTTTTAGCGTTTGTCGTATACATTCTAGCTAAATTTCCACTTTTCTTGCGAATATACCCGTAACTGTATCCCGTTTCGTCCGCAATCTGTTTCAATGACTTCCGCTGTACATCGCGCATGATGAGCACCTTGCGGTCGAGGTCTTCTAATTTAGCTAGTCTCGCCTCCATGCTCACCCTTACTTCAAGCTTCACCAGTAGAATCGCTTCCAGGTCCGCTATCTTCTGCTCGATGCCAACGATATGTTCCCATTGTTGTTCGAATACGTTCACGTTAGAGCCTGCATGAGGCATTCCGCTGTAGCTGGCTACCATTCGCTGGCTCGGGGTGTAATCGCGCTCTAGGGTGCGTTTATAGTAGCCTAGTTCCCACTTCAGATGTTTGATTCGTATGATTAGTAGGTCAATCTCTGCACAGATGTCCACGTATACTTGTCTAAAATCAGTTTGATGCATGCCGGACTCCTCCTTATTTTGATCTCATCTTCCTAAACTTACGATAGGTGTGCTTATCCTTCTTGTAATTCTTCTCGTATTCACAGCTAGGGACACACGTTTATAGAGCCTATTTTGTGGATCTCACATATGAATCGTTTCATGTTACCTCCGCATTCGTTCCATCATGGATTTAATTAGTGTAGTAAGTAAGGTAAGGATAAAGCCGTTTACAATGCTGTCAAACATGTCCACGGCCTCCACTTCGTTAAGCTATTCGGTCGATTCGATGGCCTCCGTCCAATGACTACATGTTCCCTTTTTCGATCAAATGAAGCGGAATCATCTTCGCATCCATCGTAAATTTCCCACGCTTTACTTCTACTTTGCTTATTTCTGTAACCATACATAGGACATTGCTTCCTGCAGGGTCAAGCGCTTCTCTGATCTGACCAATATAGATATCAATCTTTGACTTAATCGTTATTGATATATCTTCGCACCCTGCTTCAAGTGGTTCATCCCTAAATCCCATCTATGCCACCGCCTATTTTATTTTGGAGAGGGAGCGCTAGGCTCCCCTTACTCCGAATTCGTCATCACTCAAGACATTCCTAGCACTGTATAGCTTACATTCTGATTCGGTATATTTCTGAACACGTTGTTTACAAACGTTAGGACACTTGTAACACTTCTCATAGAGTTGTACAGCCATTACGCCGCCCACCCAACTTTCCGTTTCAACGCTTCAACTTCTACCTTCAGCGCTTCGAATTCCTGGCGAGAAACCTCCGCTTGACTCTCTCCTGGTGTTGGTACAACCATTTCAGGTCCTGGTACCTGAAACTGCTTCTCCTCTACTTGGAGCGCCGGAGGCTCGACGTTATCCAATGGTAAATCCGGTAAAATTTTGGCTTGGTTGTATTCGAATCGAAACTGCAATGCCTCTTCCTGATTGAGTTCCAGATATTTACCTTGCTCGAAATAGTGGAAACGTATGGTTTCGCCTGTATCGGCCAGTTCTGCCAACTTGAATGTCTTTTTAATCTCGTCTTCCCAACGGATGCCCGTCACTCTGATCTGCGACTTTCGGAAATTTTCGGCTAGCTGCTTGATTTGCTCAGATGTGTCCACAACCTTGTAAGCTTCTCGTGCGCCCAACGCTTTCTCTGCACGTTCAAGGTCGAGTTCTTCTTGTTTCAAGCGTAGCAGCTCATCCGCCTGATCGGTCGCCCGCACAGCAGCATCACGCTTTTGGTTGGAGTCTTCTAATTCAAACTTGGCTTGGTTCAGTTCTTTGGATAGGGTTTGAATGGTTATATCGTGTTGTCTCACCATTTCCTGAAGCCGATCATTCTGGCGCTGTAATTGTTGTTCGCGTTCTTCGAATCCCTTGATCTCAACATTCAACGGCTCTACGAGCTTCTTCACAGCTTGTTCCACGCCAGCTCGTTGCAATTCGTACGCTGCATCACTAATGCTCAGGTTCCGAATGGAGATTCCATCCACTTCCAACGAGTCCAAGAGGTATGTAATCTTCTCTTGCGCTTGTTGCATTCTCTCTTCATGGTTACTTTCAACCTCTTCATGCATGATTTGTTCGAGTATCGAAGCCTCTTGTTCTTCGAGTTGAGCGACTAAGAATTTATTCTGCTCGGACCCTTTTTGCTTCTCCGTTTGAATCTGTGCTTGTAACCCCTGTAAATGCTCAT